ATCGTTGAGGATACCGCGGTCGCGATCGACTCGGTATTGCTCGATGCTAATGTCGCGACGACGACACGGCCCGCAGGTCTCAAGGCCGGCGTGGCTGCCACCACGGCAACCGCGGGCGGCGGCATTGCGGCGGTGATCGGTGATATCCGTGCGTTGACCGGCGCGCTGATAACAGGCACGAACGGCAACATGCGATCGCCGGTGTGGATCATGAATCCGGCCGATGCGTTGGCGATTTCACTGCTTCCCGCAACCGCGGGCGGCGGCGAATTCCCGTTCAAGTCAGAGATCACCGGCGGCACGCTGCAAGGCTATCCGGTGATCACCAGCAGCAACGTGGCGGCCGATACCATGCTGCTTGTCGATGCCGCCGACTTTGTTTCCGTCACCGGCGATTCGCCGCGGTTCGACGTGAGCGATCAGGCGACTCTGCATATGGAGGACACCACGCCGTTGCAGATCGCAACCGGCGCGCAAGGTTCGGGTGTGCTGGCAACACCGGCCCGTTCGCTGTGGCAGACCGACACCATCGGTGTGCGGATGCTGCTCGATCTGAACTGGGGTCTGCGGCGAACAGGCGTCGTTGCCTGGACGCAAACCATGACGTGGAATTGATAACGCCTGACTGCGAGCCGCGCCAAATGCGGCTCGAATTTTCTCTCATAACAGGAGCCATGACATGGCACAGCAACCCCGCAAGGGTAAGGATCATCCCGACGCGCAGGCGATGCAGGAGCAACGCGAGGAGCGCAAACAGCAAGTCGAGGAAGCGATGAAGCGGATGGAAACCTCGCAGCCGACGCCGACGCAGGAGGAAAACGACCTCGCCAAGATCGGCGTCGTGGTCGAGGAGAAGGAAGACGACAAGAGCGGGCCGACCGTGATCACACGCACCGTTCGTGCCAACGAGCCGCTTGCGGCCGGCGGCTACGAAACCAAAGAGGCGCGTGAGGCGCGCAGGACGCACGAGGATCAGGCCCGCCAGCAAGACGAGACGCGCAGGCAACAAAGACAGCAAGAGCAGGCGCGCAGGACGAGAGAGTAATGGCCTCGCGCCAACGTGGAACGCCTCGGCCGTATGCCGAGGCGCGCCCATCCATCTCGGGAACTGCGGCGCAGGGCAACGTCCTGACCTGCAACGATGGCGTCTGGATTCCGCAGCCCATCACCATCACCCGGCAATGGATTCGTGATGCCTCGACCGTGATCGCGGGTCAGACCGCCGCAACTTATACATTGGCTGCCGCCGATGTGACCCATACCGTGAAATGCCGCGTCACCGGCACCAACGCCTATGACGCCACGACGACCGACACCGCCAGCACGGCAACGGTGGCCTGATGCGCATCCTTGGCCTGCCCATCCCATTCACCGGCGAGACGCGCAAGAGCCTTAGCTCGTTGCCGTATGGCGGCAATCGATATCAGTATCCGATCATCCATGAACCGTTCCCCGGCGCCTGGCAGCAGAACGTCTCGATCAATACCGACACCGCGTCGTCGTTCCACGCCGACTTCGCCTGCAAGACGCTGATCGCCCGCGACATCGCCAAGCTGCGGCTCAAGCTTGCTGAGAAGGACAAGGACGACATCTGGTCGGAAACGACGAGCCCTGCATTCTCTCCGGTGCTGCGGCGGCCGAATGATTATCAGACCCGCAACCAGTTCTATGAATGCTGGATGCTGTCTAAGCTGTCGCGCGGCAATGCCTATATCCTGAAAGCACGCGACGACCGCAACGTCGTCACCGGCCTGCATGTGCTCGACCCGACGCGGGTGCAGCCGCTCGTCTCCGACGACGGCAGCGTGTTCTATCGGCTCTCGAGCGACAACCTGATCGGCATCGGTGAGATCACCGTGCCCGCGCGCGAAATCATCCACGACCGCATGAATTGCCTGTTCCATCCACTGGTCGGCACGCCGCCGGTGTTTGCGAGCGGCCTCGCCTCGATGCTCGGCCTCAATGCGCAGCGGGCATCCGCGCTGCTGTTCGAGAATGCCTCCACACCCGGCGGCATCCTGACATTGCCCGGTGAAATTTCCCCGGAGGAGGAACAGCGGTTCAAGGAGCAATGGGAATCGCGGTTCTCGCGCATCAATCTCGGTCGCGTCGCGGTGATGACCGGCGGCGCCAAGTACGAAAAGATGGCGATGACCAACGTCGAAGGACAGATGGTCGAGTCGCTGAAATGGTCGGCCGAGGTCGTCTGCTCAGTCTATCATGTGCCGCCGTACAAGGTCGGCGTCGGCGCACTGCCAACCTACAACAACGTGCAGGCGCTCAACGTCGAATACTATTCGCAGGCGCTGCAGTCCCACATCGAGGAAATCGAGGAGTTGCTCGACCACGCGCTCGGCATCGGCTGGGCGGTCGGCATCGGCACCGAGTTCGACACCGAGAACCTGCTGCGCATGGACAGCATCACGCTCGTCACCACCATTCGCGATGCGGTCGGCGCCGGCGTGATGAGCCCGAACGAGGGCCGCGCCAAGTTCGACCTCAAGCCGGTCAAGGGTGGCAAGTCACCATATCTGCAGCAGCAGAATTACTCGCTTGAGGCATTGGCCAAGCGCGACGCGCAGGACGATCCGTTCAAGCCGGCATCGCCGCCGCCGCAGCAACAACCGGCCGCGGAAGACAAGCCGGACGAACCCGTGCCGAAGCCTGCCGTTCCCGCCAAGGAAATCGCGGCGCAATTCACCCGGGCATTGCAGGCCGTACATCGCGAGGCCGCATGATGGATGACAACGATATCACCGAGCTGGCCAAGGGTATGGTGCCGTTCGTGCGCGACTGCGTCGCCGAGGCCACCGCAGTGCCGCCCGAGCTGGCCGAGCAGATCGCCAGCGCGGTGCGGATGCTGCATGAATCGCCGGCCATCCAGCGCGAGGCGCCGCGGCCGGCCAAGGTCACCCGCATCGAGCGCGACGCGGACGGCAACTTCGTCCCGGTCTATGATGATCATCCAACTGTCTGAAATCGCGAGCAACGCCATGCTCGATGCGCTGGCATCCTTGATGGATGGCGGCAGCATCGAGCTGAGTTCGGACGATCGCGTGCTTGCCGTGTTGCGGCTTTCGACGCCGGTGGCTGAACCTGCCATCGATGGCGAACTGGAGTTCAGAGAGATCGAAGAGGAAGACGCCGCGCTGGCGCAAGGCAATGCCACGAGTGCGCGCATCCTCGCCGCGGACGGCAGCGAAATCCTGTCCTGCGATGTAGGCGACGAGAACAGTGACGCCGTGGTCAAACTCAACACCATGACGATTTATCGCGGTGGTCCGGTGCGGCTGCAATCGTTCCGGCTGGTGATGCCGTAAAGATATGGCCCAGCAGACCATCAATGTCGGTTCCGCACCAGATGATGGCACCGGCGATCCGGCACGGGTGGCGTTCACAAAGTGTAATGCAAACTTCACCGAGCTTTATACCGCCGACACCGCTTTCTTAACGACGACCGTCGCGGCAACAACATATCAGCCACTCGATGCCGACCTGACGGCCATTGCGGCGCTCACCGGCACCAACACGATCTACTATCGCAGTGGTACCAGTACATGGTCGCCGGTCACTGTCGGCACCGGGCTGACATTCACCAGCGGCACGCTGGCGGCAACAGGCGGCGGCCTTACGCTGCTGTACAACTACATCGGCGGCTTGACGCTCTCCAACGGCCCGAGCGATCTGGCCAACGACATCACGGTGCAGCCGGGACAGGCGGCGGACAGCACCAATACCGGAATGATGACGTTGACCTCGGCGCTGACCAAGCAGATTGATGCGGCCTGGGCGGTGGGCAGCAATGCTGGCGGGCGCGATACCAGCACACTCACCGATACCACCTATCATGTGTTCCTGATCTATAATCCGACCGGGCCGGTGGTCGATGTCCTGTTTTCGTCATCGATAACCCCGACGCTGCCGAGCGGCTACACGCTGTTTCGGCGCATTGGCTCGATCATCCGGGTTGCCAGCGCGCTACTGCCGTTCCGGCAGACCGGCAACAGTTTTATTCACTCGCCCTCGATCTTCGATATCAACGTGACGCAAGCGGCGGCGCGCGGTACTTTCACGCTCACGGTGCCGCGGGATATTCTGCCGCTCGCCCTGATCCGCGTTTATATAGGTAACGCAAGCACCTCAACGATCACGGTGGTCTGTGACCCGGCCGAGCCCGATGCCGCACCATCCGGCACGGCGTCACCCGGCGTATCGATCTGGAACGCCGCCACCGCGAACAGCGCGCAGGAAATGCAGGTGCGCACCAATGCCAGCAGTCAAGTCTGCGCGCGCCCCAGTACCGGCTCGACCACTATTCGCATGACCACTATCGGCTGGATCGACCACCGGGGCTATGTCTGATGGACAGTGCGACCCTGTACGACGCCATCGTGGAAGTCTGTCCGGTGATCACGGTCAGCGTGACGGACCCGGTCGATCGCGCGCAATGGTCTTACGTGCCTACGGCGGATGCGACCACGCAGCAGACTGCCGCCGCCGATAATGTCATCGCCACCATTCCAGCCGAAATCCTCGGCACGGTGGACCCCGCGGAATTCATATCGCGTTGGACGAATGCAGAGTATCGCAAGCTGCAAGATCGCCGCATGACTGATAACGGCAAGCTGGGCAAGGATTGGGATATCGTCACGTCCGGCATGATCGACATGAATAAAAAGCGAACGCAGACGCTAAAGGCATCGCTCGTTCCTGATGTCCTTACCCAAATACGCGCCGACGAAATTTTCAGTTAAATGAGCGTCACTGCCGATAGTACGCTCTGGACTGCTGATACCCACTGCGTCACTGCGGACGGTCGCATCGTCTGCATCGAGGCGGAACTACACGAGGCGGCGCCTGCTCTTGACCAACTCGACGCGGTTGCGGTTGTTGCAGCAGCAGTTGTCGAGGCGGCAACTGCCGTCGACGAAACTGATGCCGATGTCGAGGTTGCTGGCGGCGCGGTCATCCCGGTGGATGTGGCCGAGGCGGCCGCCGCACTAGATCAACTCGATGCAGATGTCTTCCCCGAAATCGTGGCGGTGCCGGGCGGTGCCCACTATCCGCGGCGGCGCCTGCTTCCGGTCATCGGCGTCGGCTACGGCATCCTGCCGCAACTCGGGGGCGAAGCGCATGGCGTCGTCGGCGCGGTCGGCGCGGGCGTCGGGACACTTCCCGGCCTCGTCGGCGAAGCGGCAGGCTCGGCCGGTGTTGCCGGCCGCAGCACCGCACAGCTCGGGCTTATCCGCGCGATGGCAACCGGCGCTGGCGGCACGCGCGGCGCGGGCGCGGGCACAATCGTCAAGTTCAGCGGTAGCGCGACCGGGCGGCACGATGACGACGAGGCGGCCGTGATCGCGTTCCTGCTGGCGGCATAAGAGGCAGCAATGATCCCTGCTCCGCAATACTCATTGCATGAGGCGATCGGCGTCTGCCTCGCCCTGTGCCAGCGCGCATTATCCGAGGTTCGGGCGCTTGCGCCCATGCCGGGACCAAGAGGCGAGCGCGGGGAACCCGGCAAGCAAGGGCCGCCCGGCGAGCGCGGCGTCAAGGGCGAGACCGGCCGCAACGCCAGCGATCTCACGTTCCTGCAAGACTACGTCGTCGAGCAGGTCGGCCGCGCCATCAAGACCGCGTCGGTGACGACCGCGGACGGTGGCCGCACCTTGCGCTGGGCCATCGGCGAGACCGTGCACGAAATCAAGACCGCGATCGTGCTCGATGCCGGCGTCTGGAAAGAGGGTGCCGCCTATGTTGCCGGCGACGGCGTTACGCTCGGCGGCTCGTTCTTCATTGCGCAATCCGACACCACCGCCAAGCCAGGCAAGTCGGATGAGTGGCGGCTCGCCGTCAAGCGCGGCACCGATGGCCGCGATGCCCGCACTGAACGCGCGCTCGAGCCGGTCAGGTTCAAGTAATGCACTCAACCCTCGAAATCATCAGCGAGGCACCCGAGAGCGCCGGGCCTGACCTGATCAGCCTCGACGATCTCAAGCTCGCACTCGGCATCGAAGGCACGACCGAGGATGCCGCGCTGCAGGCCGCCATCACCATGCAGTCACGGCTCATTGCGGAGTATTGCAATCGCCGGTTCGGGCTGGCCGAGGCGCTGGAAACGTTCACCTATGACCGCTACGAGAACATGCTGCAGCGGCAAGCGCTGACGCTGTCGCTCTATCCGGTGGTCGAGGTGACCGAGGTGCTAACCGCCGGCACGACTGGGGTTGATTACGACTTCGATTCCGGCAGTGGCCGGCTGTGGACGACCACCGGCTATTGCTGGATGGACACCGTCGCCGTCAGTTATTCCGGCGGCTACGACCTGCCGGCCGAAGCACCGGCGCGGTTGCAGCAGGCCGTCATCCAGGCGGTCAACGACGGCCGCACCACCGGCTCGCGCGATCCCGGCATCCGCGAGGTCCAAGACGGCGATACCCGCGTCAGCTATTTCACGCCGACGTTGGCCACCAGCTCCTCCGGTTATCTGTCGGCCACCGTCATCGATCTCATCAGGCCGTACCGGCGCTTGCACGTCGCATAGGAGGCCATCATGTCACTCGCCGGCGTTCTGCTGGGACTGATCAATATCTGCATCGTGGTCGCGATCCTGGTGCTGATCGGCTACGTCGCCATGTGGCTGCTCGGGCTGCTTGGGTTTCCGATCCCGGCGACGGTACAGAAAATCTACATGGTCATCGTGGCGCTGATCGCGCTGTACATGTTCGTCGCGCTGCTGCTCGGTATCCCTTCGGTTCGCATCATCGGCGCGGCGGGGCCGCTGCTGGCATGAGCGTCGATTTCAATACCGATTGTTATGACCCGGTCTATTCCGTGCTCGGCGTGCCAGCCACGCTGACTGTTGCGGCGACCGTGGTCGAACTGACCGTGCTCGACAAGACCCGGCGTAAGACCGTGGCAAGCGGTGGCGCAGAGGTCAGCAGTGTCGGACCTGGGGTCAAGGTCCGCATGCTCGAATTAGCCGCGAAGGGAATCACGGTCGGTCAATGGGATGGTGCCTTGCTGACCTTCAATGGCCGTAGCTGGATCGTGCGCAAAGGCGATGTGCTTGGTAGTCCAAACGGCGAAGACCTCGGCCAGGTATGGCTTCTGCTGAAGGAGGCGGCCGTTGGTTGATGTTCGCGAGGACATCCTGGCGCGGTTGTTGGTGGTAGTCGCCGCCATCCCGAGCATCCGTTCATCCTACCGCAACAACATTGAGACAGCAGAAAATCAATTACCGGCGGTCATCGTGCTCGACGGCGATGAGGAAACCAACGAGGCGAATAACCGCCCATCCAATAGTCCAATCTTGGTGCAGATGACACCTGGCATCATCCTCCAAGTGTCAGATGCCAACACCGCGGGTTCGGTTGTCAATACCTTTCGCGGGGACATGATCAAGCGGGTGCTGTTCGACACCGAGCTTAACAGTCTGATCGCCAAGTCCAGCCCGCGCGGCAACGGCGCCATCCACTATCTCGGATGTCAGACCGATGTCGGATGGATGCGTACAGGATACGCCGCGTTAACCGCTCAGTTCATGTTCAAGTACACGCTTCGGCCCGAACAACTCTAGAGGAAAGGAACCGTCATGCCTGCATCCCCGGATGTCCAGAACTATCACATCGGTAAAGGAATTGTGTCGTTTCAGGAGGAAGGCGGCTCGACCTTCACCGACCTCGGCAATTGCCCGTCGTTCGTCTACTCGCCGGCGGTCGACAAGAAGGAACATTTTAGCAGTCGCGAAGGAATAAAGACAAAGGATTTTGTCGCGATCACCCAGGTGGGAGCCACCGTCAAGTTTACGCTCGACGAGATCACCGCCACCAACCTGGCGTTCTTCGCGCTGGGCGATGTCGACACAACCGTTCCCGGCGCTATCACGATCAATGGTCTTTCCAAGACCGAGTTCACCGGCGAGATCAAGGTCGTCGGCACCAACGACATAGGCCAGAAGGTCGACTTCACCGCTACGGTTTCGTTTGTCCCAACGGGTGACTTTAGTTTCATCACCGATGAGGATGATTTCTCGGTGATCGAGATTGAGGCCGAGGTGCAGAAGGATACCGACGGCTTCTTCGGCGTCTGGACGATTCACGACACGGTCACACCATAAGGAACAAACATGGCGGACCTTCTGGACATTGCACCATCGACGGCGGTCGAGGTCGTCAAGATCGATGGTCATCGGATCGTTGTGCACGGCTTACGCGCTCCTGCACTCGCTTCCATTGCGGCGCGCTTTCCGAATCTGATCGGACTGTTTCTTGGGGGGTTCAACCCCGCTGACGCGGGACCA